GACCTTGACACCGACTCTAATGGTCGTTGGTCAGTTGAGAAGTTTAAAGGCTTACTTTACCAACTAGAGAGAGATGCCAATGCGATTGGTCAACAAACTCGTAGAGGTAAAGGTAATATAATCATCTGTTCTGCTGATGTCGCTTCTGCGCTTCAAATGGCTGGTGTATTAGATTATGCTCCTGCACTTGCAACTAACTTGAATGTTGATGATACTGGCAATACTTTTGCTGGTGTTCTTAATGGCAAGTTCAAAGTATATGTTGACCCATATAGTTCGAATGTTAATGCAAGTCAATTTTATGTTTCTGGTTATAAAGGTACTTCACCTTATGACTCAGGTCTTTTCTACTGCCCATATGTTCCATTACAAATGGTTCGTGCAGTTGGTCAAGATTCATTCCAACCTAAAATTGGTTTCAAGACTCGTTACGGAATGGTTGCGAATCCATTTGCAACAACTAACGGCGCTGGCGCAATTGATTTAACATCACCTGCTGCTGGAAACCAGAATGTTTACTACCGTAGAGTTAAAGTTACAAATATTATGTAATTTTTTCTACAAAGTAGATATTGAAAAGACACCTTCGGGTGTCTTTTTTTTGTCTCCTGGAACTCTTATAAATAATAATGTAGAAATGATTCTACAACACACATAACACACACAAGGAGAAAATTATGTCAAATCCATTTGAATTAAGATTCAAACTTTTAGAAATGGCTCAAGGCTATCTGCAAGAGCAATCTTACAAAAAAGATTCTTTAAACCAACAAACATGGGAACTTGCCAAAGAGCAGGGAAAGGATACTGTTGAGCTTTTAAAAACACTTCAACCAGAAATTTATTCTGTAGAGGATATTAAGGCAAAAGCAGAAGAATTGTACGAGTTTGTTGAAAAGAAATAAGTTATAGGGGCGGTTTATCCGCCCTTTTAAATTGTAAAAACTCTTATAAATAGTACTATGACAACGACAAATGTACAAACTAGACAACCTTCTAAAATGGACTATGCAAGTCCTGTTCAATTTAGGTTTAAAATCGCAAAACTACCACTAGTAGAATTTTTTATACAGACGGTAAATCTTCCTGGCATTTCTTTAGGTCAGGCAACAGTACCAACTCCTCTTTATGATTATCCTGTGCCTGGAGATGCAATTACATATCAAAGTTTAGATATATCATTTCTTGTAGATGAAAATTTGAACAACTATAAAGAGTTGCATGATTGGATGACAGGACTAGGATTTCCGAGCAGTCATACTGAATTTGCTGACTTACAAGCAACGGGTGCTGATAGATTTCCAGGTTCTACGGCCGGCGCTAGTGGGTCGGAGTTAGAGATACCACAAGTGCTTTCTGACGGCGGAACATACTCAGACGCTACATTGACGATTTTAAATAGTAAAAATATTGCTAAAACCGAGATAAGATTTCAAAATGTTTTTCCAACAACTATTGGTTCATTGTCATATGATGTAAAGGCGGCTGATGTGGACTATATACAAACAACAGCGAGTTTTTCTTATATAAACTATGATATAGTACAAATTTCTACTACATAACCCTTGACAAATCAGACTAGGTCTGATATAATAGATACACTATAACAATATATAATGCACATATTATGACATTAGAAGAATTACAACAGTCGGTTGACAGAGATTTAAAAATAGATGACACCGAATTAGATACAGAATCAATCAAAATACCCCTACTTCACAACAAATACCTACAACATTACAATAAGTTTTCTTTACTATTAAAGAAATCAGAGTACGAATATAGGGTTCTTAAAAGACAGAAATGGGAATACTACACAGGTAAAGCTGATGCATCAGTATATAAAGAAAAACCATTCGACCTTAAAATACTGAAGGCAGATGTTCATATCTATATGGACTCAGATGAAGAACTACAAAGGGCAGACCAAAAAGAAGCATATCTAAAACAAGTAGTAAGTTATCTTGAACAAGTATTGCGAAGCATAAACACTCGAAATTTTATAATTAAAAACGCTATTGACTGGAAGAAATTCACTAGTGGTGCAATATAATGGACCATCAAAAAGTATTTTCAACAAGCATCTTTGTATTAGATGATTTCCTAACAGAGTCGGTTCATACTGAAATAAAAAAGTATATTGAACTATTATGGAACGAACGGTCGTATGATGATAATTGGCAAACAGACCCTGATTTACACACTAAACCGGCATTCAAACCGTTTGTAGATTTAATCTTAAACACTAACAGAGAAATATTAAAAACTTTAGATTATGAAGTAGAAGATATAGTCATTCCAGATATGTGGGCGAGTGTTTTAAGACCAGGAGAAACGCATCCGCCTCACACTCATTCTAATAACTTTTTAAGTGGAGTATATTATGTGTACTCAGATAAGGCTGCAGGCATTACATTCTCTGACCCAAGGCCTGCATCAGATGTATTAGTGCCTAGAAAGACTAAAAAGACACATAGTAATTCAAATTTATTATCTTATAAATCACAGGCAAATAGGGCGATAGTGTTTCCATCATGGTTACAACATTGGGTGCCTGTAAACAAGTCAACTAGAAAACGCACAAGTATTTCTTGGAATATACAATTGAAAGGACAAGTAGGAGAACACCATGAGTACCAATCAGCAAATTTCTGATTACATATTTTTCTATCCAGATGTTATGGATGCAAAAACTTGTGAATGGGTAATCAATCGTTACGAAACAACAGCGAAATGGAAAGACTCGACATTCGCAACTGCATATAACAATACAGGTAATTCTAAAGTTTCAATGCAAGAATATTGGATTGGCAAACCATCACCTTATTATAAAGACATTAAAGAATCATTTGAATATTGTGTAGACGATTATACACATTTTCACAACAACATAAAATCAACAGAATATACTGACTTTAGAATGAATCGTTATAAAAAAGGTGGTTTTATGCAAAGTCATATAGATAACATACATCATAGTCATGGCCAGAAACAAGGATATCCACACCTCACATCTTTACTTTTTTTAAATGATGATTACGAGGGCGGTGAGTTTGTTCTCTGTGGCGACAAATATATAGAGAAGATACAAGGTTCTGCTGTAGTTTTTCCATCTAACTTTATGTACCCACATGAAGTCAAAGAAGTAACAGAAGGAAAAAGATATAGTATAATGACCTGGATACTTTAGTTATGCCTGAATTATCATACGCTGTTGAAAAATTTGATTTTGATATAGAAGAAATTATTAAAAGAAGTGAGCAACAAATGTTTAAGGTTACAAATCAAAAGCGTACAGACGGTTCTTCTTTTAGAAATTCTAATGTTACTTGGATAGATGAGTCAGATAAAGATGGCGCTTTGCCTTGGTTAGAACTTAAATTTCATATTACTCAACAAATTGATGCTATTAATAATAAGCATTGGGGATTTGATTTGTCAAAATGTGAACCTTTACAATATTCAATTTACAATGAGGGTGATTATTATGATTGGCATTCTGACCAACGAGATGCAATATATAAAGATGGCTTGGTAAGAAAATTAAGTTTCACTCTATTTTTAAATGAGGATTATGAGGGTGGAGATTTTGAAATCGCTAGATTATTTGGTGCAAGAGAAGTGCCTCGTGTTGATGTTGAAAATGTAAGTGCGACACTACTACTAAATGACGAAGGCATGATTACTCAATCACAACCTTCAGCAGGCACAATAATTGTATTTCCTTCGTATCTATGGCATAGAGTTGCGCCTGTTACAAAAGGGCCTAGAAAGTCATTAGTAGGTTGGTTTTTAGGTAAACCCTTTGTCTAATGGAAACTCTTATCTTAGAAAAGAAAGACGAAGTATATCTTACGATTGAATGTGACCCAAATGTTCAGCGTGAGATTTCAGAATTTTTTACTTTTTATGTTCCAGGTTATAAATTCATGCCGGCATTTCGCAATCGTATGTGGGACGGTAAGATAAGATTATTCTCTCAGAAGTATAAAGAAATCTATTTTGGATTATTCCCCTACATTAAAGCTTTTGCTG